ACGCGCACAACTCCTCAAAGAACTTCTTCCCGGTCTGAACGCTCTGTTTGGTCTGGAGTATAAGAAGTACGAGAACGAACACGAGGAAATCTACGAGACCGAAACCTCTGAGCGTTCGTTCGAAGAGGAAATCCAGTTGTCTGGCTTCGCTGCCGCACCAGTCAAGGCTGAAGGCTCTGCCATCAGTTACGACAATGCTCAGGAAGCGTGGACGGCTCGTTACAACCACGAGACCATTGCAATGGGCTTCTCCATCACCGAAGAGGCGATGGAAGACAACCTTTATGACAGCCTTTCGGCTCGTTATACCAAGGCTCTTGCCCGCGCTATGGCCTACACGAAGCAGGTGAAGGCGGCTTATCCGCTGAATCAGGGCTTCTCTGGTGGTGCCTACAACTCCGGTGACGGCGTTGACCTCTTCAGCACCCAGCATCCGCTGGTTGGTGGTGGCTACAACAGCAACACACCTTCTACTGCTGCTGACCTGAACGAGACATCGCTTTAGGCTGCGGTCATTCAGATCGCTGGCTTCAAGGATCAGCGCGGCCTTCTGATTGCGGCTAAGCCCCGCAAACTGATCGTCCCGCCGAGCCTGATGTTCGTTGCCACTCGCCTGCTGGAGACTGAACTCCGCACAGCGACCGCTGACAACGACATCAATGCCATCAAGAACAACGGCACGATCCCCGAGGGTTACGCTGTCAACCACTATCTGACAGACGTTGACGCTTGGTTCCTCGTGACCGACGTTCCGAATGGCATGAAGCACTTCGAGCGTACTCCGCTGACCACCTCGATGGACGGCGATTTTGATACCGGCAACGTCCGGTATAAGAGTAGAGAAAGGTACAGCTTCGGCGTGTCGGATCCCCTTGGGATCTTCGGTTCGCCCGGCGCGTAATGAGACTGGAGGGGGGCTTCGGCTCCCCTCTACCTATCCGGGTTAACCGGCTCCAGTAGACTGTCCCGGCAGACGCTTGCAGAGACTACGGAGCCATATCCTGCAAGGGTAAATCTAATGGGTAAGACTTCATTTTCCGGCCCCGTGGTCGTTTCTGAGACATTCACGGTCGCCACAGTTCCTGCTGCCGCTGACAATCTTGCTGGCATGATCTATGTGAGCAATGGTGCTGCTGGCAATCCAATCATTGCCTTCTCTGACGGCACGAACTGGCTTCGCGTAGACACTCGCGGCGCTATTGCATCCTCGTAATCTGGCCTCATAGGAGGCTCAGATGGCTCTGAATCTTTCAAACATTCAGGCTACCACTCGCACGGATGATGGGGACATTTATGTTTCCCGCGCCCGTGTGAAGGGTATCCATTGCACGACAAACTCTGCCGGGTCTATCGTCCTTAAGGATGGTGGCTCCAGCGGAACGACGCGGCTTACTGTTGCCATTGGTACAAACTACTCCGGCAACATTATCATTCCAAATGACGGTATTCTTTTTGAGACCAGCGTCTATCTTGACCTCACTAGCGCCACATCTGTGACGGTATTCTATCAGGCTTAACCGGAGGCTCAAATGGCAGAAATTGCTTCGGTTACTCAACGTGGCAAATTCGAGCCGTTTGAGCTTCAAGCTGCGCGTGGACAGATTGCATGGCACAATATTGTTCATGTCTGGGGGTATAACTCAGATATTGACCAGTCAGAAGAGACGGTATGGCCAGACGGCGGGGTTGCCTCCGTTCCAAGCGTTGCCTCAGTTCTTAAAGTGTCTAGTTCTAGCACAAATGACGCCGCCGCTGGTACTGGGGCGCAAACGGTTGTCATTCGGGGTCTTGATTCATCTCACAATGAGATCAGCGAGACGGTAACGCTAAACGGGCAGACTGCCGTAAATACAGTCAAACAATATCTCCACATCAATTATATCTATGTCGCAACAGTTGGTTCTGGTGGTAAAAACGCTGGAAAACTTTATGTTGGCGACGGAATTGTTACGGCTGGCGTACCGGCCACAATTTACGGCATTGTAGATGTTGGTTTTAACGCATCAACGACAGCGTTTTATACAATTCCAGCAGGCTATACAGCCTATATGTATCAGGGTAGTATTTCTTCCGGACAGGCCGGAGGCACGGCACAGATAACCGGGTATCTTGTTTTGCGGGGTCAGGACAACGTGTCTCGCGTCGCCGCTGTTGCTACGCTCAACAATGGACAGGCAAATTTCAATTTCTATCTCCCCATAAAAATTGATGAGAAAACGAGCATTGAAGCTCGCGGGATTGGAAGCTCAAACAACAATGCGGTTGCTGCAAACTTCCAACTGCTGCTTGTTAAGAATGACGGTGCATAATGGCTAAGTCTCCAGCATGGCAGCGCAAAGAAGGAAAGAACCCCAAAGGCGGTCTTAACGCCAAGGGTCGCGCATCTGCTAAGAAGCAGGGTATGAACCTCAAGCCACCGCAGCCAGAGGGTGGTAAGCGCCGCGATAGCTTTTGCGCTAGGATGAAAGGCTTAAAAAAGAAGTTGACATCTGCCAAGACGGCAAGCGATCCTAATAGCAGGGTTAACAAAAGCTTGAGGGCTTGGAATTGTTAGAATGCACTCGGTGCAAAAAGGAAAAACCAGCGACCCCAGAGTTCTTTCCGCTACATAACAAAAAGAAGAATGGGCTTGATAGTTGGTGCAGATCTTGCCGTGGTAATTACCGGAGTGAAATCCGCCGTGGAAACTACCGGGCCGCAATTAGCGATGAAGAGCTTAAGGCGCTAATAGCTACCAACAAAAACTGCAATATCTGCGGGTCTTCAGAAAATCTCGTTGTTGACCACTGTCATTCTTCCGGCGTTGTCCGTGGTATGCTATGCAATCACTGCAATCGTGGACTTGGTCATTTTAGGGATAATACAGAGGTAATGCTTAAAGCAATAGCATACCTCAATAAGTTCGGTGGAAAATGAAAAAGCCAGTCTGGGAAACCAAGAACCCCGCTAAGAAGCCCAAGAAGATGTCGCCAGCCCAGAAGCAGGCGGCGAAGGCATTTGCAAAGAAAACTGGCACAAAGTATCCATCCCTCGTGGCAAACCTTCAAGGCATGAAGCGGGGCAAGTGATGTGCGAAGAATTTATCACCCGTGCGTTTAACGCTAGGAACGCCGCCCATCTGGCCCACTGGGCCACGGGAAGCTATGCCGCTCATCAGGCGCTTGGCGGGTTCTATGACGGTGTGATTGATCTCTGCGACAAGTTCGTTGAGGCCCATATGGGCGCCAACGGCAAGAAGATCACGCCATTTGACATTCCGGCACTCCCAAAGACTAAGGACATCCTTGCGTACCTGACGGAGGAAGTCGGCTGGATTGATGACAATCGGGAGGAGATTGCCGGTGGAATCCCCGCTCTTGAGAACATTCTTGACGAGGTTGTCGGCCTTTATCTCTCCACAATCTACAAGCTGAAGCAGCTTTCGTAGGGGCGGAAAATGAAGAGCTTCCTCCTTATCATCGTTCTCTTGACAAAGTCTGGAGAGTTCCAGATGTCGACGAGTTTTGTTGACGCCTGCCCAGAGAAGGAGGTCGTTGTGAGCGCCTTGGACAAGATGATTGCAGACGATAAAATTATAGGATGGACCGCTCGTTGTGTTCCAGCCCGCGAACCGGCGGATGTTAAACTATGAGCATCAACACCATTGATACTGCGGTGACTAGATTGGAAGTTCAGGTTGAAAGACTTGAAGCCGATATGTCTGAGCTTAAGCAGGATGTTAAAGCCATCCGCGCTCAGCTTGATACGGCTGCTGGCGGTTGGCGTGCTTTTCTTATGGTTGGAAGTGCGTTCGCTGCAATTGGTGCTATCGCGGCCAAGGCGTTTTGGAGATAACCGTGATTAACGATGCTGGGTTGTCTTTGATTAAGAAATTCGAGGGATGCAGGCTCGAAGCATATAAGGATGCTGTCGGGGTTTGGACAATTGGCTATGGCCACACCACAGCCGCCGGATCCCCGGAAGTAAAGCCCGGAATGAGAATTAGTCAGGCAGAAGCCAACCTTATTTTGGTTCAGGATCTAAAGAGAT